CCGTCTCCCTTGTAGGCGAGCCCAGGGAGACCGAGTATAGTACTACCATCAAGTTGAATGCGTGCTCGTTTGTGCGACTCGTACCATGAGGGAGACCACCTGGCTGTGAAGTAGGCGGAATCAATGACCCCTTCGGAGTAGTCACCGGGATCATCAGACGACCAGCAACTAACACTGGTAGTGTCGACAAGAAACTGGGAAGCTATGAAGCAGTTTCCCTCTTGATCTACCACTATGATTGACATGCCTTGTTGTTCCCGAGATCAAGAACTTTTGCTTAGTCGTATAACCCCTGTAGCGCGGGTCCCATGCCGGTAGGTCCCTACGTTCCAACTTTCGTTCTCAAAGACCAGTACATAACACGGTTGCCTATTGCCACTGCCTCCTGGCATCATCGCGTCTCCAACAACTATGCAACCTCCGCGATCCATAGACCCAATACGCACAATGGAGAGACGCATGTAGTGGTTGTCGTCGTCGGGATATATCTCGAACCATCCAGCGGCAGTAAGCAGGCCCTCCTCCATTGTGCTTCTTGCCGCACCCGAGTGGTAAGGTCCTATCACATGAAGTGGGCCAAGCGAATCCCACTGAGCAAACCATGAGTTCTTTCTACAACCAAGTCGATTCCCGGCCCCTATGCCATCGGTATAGCCAGCAGAGTTGGCCTTCTGGTTATACGCAACAAGTCCCACCCCGCTGAAACGCGCCCACCCTCCCTCGGGATCGGACAACTTAGTATGGGCAATGGCTATGGCAGCAAATCCAGATTGCGATGGGCGCTCGAATGTAGGATTAGTACCAGACATACTCATGACAAGAGCAACAGCAAACTTTGGCACATAGCCGATGGCGGGTATATTAGGAGTACCCTTGCCCGCAACAAAAGCCAGACCGTCTATGAACTCTGGAGCGTCTTGCCGTTCTACGAAAGGAAAGCGGGCCTTCAAGATGGGGTTGGTGACATTCCGTATGCGTATGCTTGGGCCAGCGCGAAGATTAGCTATGCTTTGAGCAGAGGTAGACAAGGTGTTGACCTCGTCTGCCTTCAGTCGATCTCCAGGACTCTTGGTAGGTATGAGGCCCATCGTTTGCTTCTATCCTCTTACAGGCCGTGGGTCCAGTTGAAACCCCAGTCGGAGAAGTTGGCGCCCGTTCTAACTTTGGACGAGAAATAGAGCTGAGGCTGACCGCCTACCTTTTGATACAACTTGACTCGCATGTGCTGATCGTACTGTACCTCATTCTCGTTGAAACTGTCAAACGGATTTCGATAATAGAGGGTGAGCGGATTAGCACCAGCTTCGGTTGGGTCAATCGAGTCCTCTATGAACCACTTGTAGAACTGCCATCCGTCTGGATTGAACAAGAACTTGAAGTTGAACAGCCATGCCCAGGTGTAGGGATTACCACTTGCGTCGTCTATCTCCTCTCTCTTCGCCATGCGGCTCTCAGCGCCAAGATACAGAAGAGTACCAGCGCCGAAGTAGAACGGTCTCTTGTACTGACCGGAGCCAGTAGCAGGGAAAGTGCTTGTGTTGTACTTGTCTATATAGGTCCAGAACCTATAGTCCGGCCGCACAATAACATCGAAGCTCCAAGTGATACGCGGCACATAGATTGAGTAGCCTTCTCCAGTTACTCCTATAGGTCGGCCTGTCATATTACCATTTGCATCCACCTCGAAGAATATCTGCTCCTCTTCCCCTACCATAGACATCTTCTCGTTGAACGGGACATTATACAGGTTGCCGCGATCGACTTCTTCTTCGGGGCCTGTATCATCGTGAGAGCCGTCCCTTTGCCATTCGTAGTCAACGTACACCTTGACCATCTCAGGGCCAATACGCTTCGTACTCTTGACCTTACGTTTGAGAACGCGAACGCTACCCTCCGGTGTGACGGTCATAGGCGCGTGATTGGTTGCTACTTCGTCCAGGGCATAAGCAGCGCCATCCGAGACGTTTACCTCAGTGCCTTCTACTGTGTAACACAAGGTCACAAACGAGGCATCACGCTCGTGCCGGTAACTGTAGTTCTCATGTATGTCTTTCACAACCGTCATAGCCATAGTGCGTTATTCCAATCCCATGTTGATCTCTCGGATGGCCTGGGTGTTCTCCTTCACTGCATCGACGAAGGCATCGAACTTAGGCAAGGCTTTCTCCGTTGCTACTGCTGTTCTCTCTTCAGGGTCGCGTTGCCCAGTACGCTTCAACGTAATGACTGCTCCTGGGCCTTGCATTCCTCGCTTCATACCAGCTATCTCTCGGAAGCTGGCCAGACGCTCGGTAGCCTCAGTCAACTTCTTTACCATAGAGTCTATGACAGGTGGAATGTCTCTCCACGTCTCAAGGGACTTGATGGTCTCTTGGCGTCTCGCAATAGCGTCTTGGATTAGAAGGCGGCCGCCCTCGTGCTGCTCCAAAAGCAGTTTCTTCTCAGCCTTGGCAATAGCTTCTCTCTGCTCGGCGATCTGCCTGTTGGCGGCTGCAATCTTCTTCTTCCAAGCGAACATCTGCTTGACGTACTCCAACTCCTTCTTCGAGAACCCGGCGGCCTTCATTCGCTCGGTTACAATCTTCTGATCGAGGTCCAACAAGCCAGACATCAAACCACGCACGGTTGACTTCTTAGAATGCTCGGCTTCCAGCTTGGCAAGTTTCTCGCGAATCTCTGCTACTGCGATCAACTGAGGAGTCAAGCGCCCTACCTCTGCGGCAGCATCGCCAGCCGTATTAGCTATTGCTTCAAGGCTATCTGCCACCTGGCTAAGACGAGTAGCCTCGTCCCTATCCAACGTAGACAGGCTTTTCTCCCTGGCTTCGGCAGCACGCCTCAACAAGTCGACCTTAGTCCTCTCCAACTCGTTGATCTTGATGCCGACGGCAAGGGTCTCTTTCTCAACAGAGTAACTGCCTTGATAGAGTTTGCCAGACACCCACTGAAGAACAGACAGCTTCAGTTGTGCTGCCTCCATCTTGGTAGCCGTAGCTTCAATCAGATTGCTATACTCTTTCTTCAAAGCGAGTTGCTCGCTGATAGCACCAGCATTAGCCTTTATCAAGTCATACTGCTTTTGCTCCAAGGCTATCAACTGATTCTGAATATCAAGATAGGCCATCCCAAGATGCCGTAGCTGCGTGCCTATTTCCAACGCACTTTTACGAGCATTGAGAAACTTGACTTCGGCGGTCACTCGCAACGCATTTGCACCCGCCGCCTTGTCGCCTTGCTTGCCCAACAAGTCATAGACCTTGGCCTGCATACCAAGCTGAGTTGCTTGCAGTCCCTCGACCTTCTTCCAAACTTCAACAACGTCTTTGTCAGTAGCCAGGTCAATAATACCGGCCATCAAGTCCTTGCGGGTTTGCATCGCCCTGTTGGTACGCTCTTCAGCAACTACGTCAGTGACAAGCCCCGTGTCGCCTTCCTTCATACCCCGCAATGTGTGTATCTGATCGCTCAAAGCTGCTGCTTCTGCAAGCTGTGCTTCCTTCGCTAGTTGCACCCTGGCCTTGCGCCTCTTCTTCTCTGCCTCGTTCTCCTCTTTTGACAACATGGTGAGTCCGCCGTGTTTAGACACGGTTCCAATATTGAGCTTGTCAATGGCATCTTGCTCTTCTATGAGTGCAGCGACTACCCCCAAGACGGCCTTCTTCCTATCTGACAAAGCAGCGATCTGAGCTTTGCTGACAGCTTCTCTGTTCTTCTTGGGGTCCCCAGTAACATCAATCCCTGCCGCTGCTCCTATTGTGATGGCCTTGCCCTCGGCAACTGTAACAGCGGCGTCAGTTGCCTTACCCTCACCTTTAGCCATGGTCAGCTCTTCGTACTTACGGATTGCCAACTCTACCTGGCGAATCTCTTCCTCACGAGCCTGTGATGCGGCCGCCACCGAACTGAGGTGTGCCTCCGCAGCCTCGACATGAGACGTAGCCAGTTTCTTGTAAGCAGCAGACAGGGCATAGATTATTCCTACCAACGCAGCGGCCGCAAGAAGCCACGGAGCCGCAACAGATTGAACACCTATTAGGGCGCCTTGCACCCAAAGCAAAGCAACCGAGACAGCCTTCAATGCAATAGCTACCTTTGGAAGCACCATTGCGAGCAGAAGAGTTTGGACTGTGAACTTCACCGCAAAAGACAAGACAGGATTCTTAGATATTGCGGTAAAGGCTTTGTCCACCGCACCGAGAGCACCCGCAAGCGTAGTAAAGACCGCCTTGAGAAAAGAGAGAGCGCCAGTAGTCTGTCCTATCCTGATGAACAGGGCCTTCATAGTCGAGGCCAGCTTGGTAATGGAGAAGACGACGGTGTTCTGTACTCTGGCCAACGCCTCCGCAGTAGCTCCCTCGGAGTCTTGCATGTAGGCCAAAGTCTTGGTAGCTTCTCCCAACCTGGCCTTCAAGGCAGCCAAAGCACGATAGCCTCGAATCTGAGGGAACATCACAGCGAGTTGTTGCATGTTGGCATCTGTGAGGTCCGACAACAACTTGATAAGACCGTTGGCTTCCAGCGATACCTGGTTCAACCGGACGCCAAAGTCACCCCAAGCCAAGACCTGAGCATCGAGAGACGGCCTCAAGAAGTCCCTCAAGATAGCGCCTACACTGGTCATGGTAATGCCCGCTCGCATACCAGCGCCGGTCAGAACGGCTATGACTGCGGAAAGCTCCTCGAAGGACATTCCGGCTTGGGCAGCCATAGTGGAGACGCGGCCGATATGAGCAGCAAGCTGTTGGAACTCGATCTTGCCCTTTCGCACCGTCAAAAACAGCAAGTCGGATGCGTGCTGCGCGTCACGGACACTATCAGGAAATGACTTCAGGATGGTGGTGGTAGCATCGGCTGTGGTGGCCAGGTCCGTAAATCCAGCACGAGCCGCCATAGCTGAGACTTCTAAGACCTCTGAGGCTTCCGCTACGTCGATCTGAGCCGACAAGATGTGATATAGGGCCTTTGCCGTGTCTGCCGCTGCCAGGCCGTAGTTAGCGGACACAGTGAGAACTTGGCTGGAGAGCCTGTCCATTGAAGGCAGAGCCCGACTCTCAACAATGGTGGCAACCTCTGCCATCGCATACTCGAACTTGGCCGCCGAGGCCCCAAATGCCAGAAAGGCCAGGACGGCCGCTGCTGCCAACGCGAGCATGAGTCCCTTGAGCAACTTTTGCGTATTGGCGAGCTTTACGCCCTCTTCTGCAAGTGCTGCTTGTTGGGATGCGTTCTGTTTCAACGCCTTTGTGGTGGTATTGATCGAGCCGTTGAGATTCCTCTGTTGGGTCTGGAATCCCTTTAGCGTGCCGGTAGCTTTGTTGACTGCCGTCTTCTGGCCTTCAACAGCTCTGGTTGCAGCCAGTTGTATGGTGCGTGCGTTGGCGAGGTCTGTCTTGGCTACCTTGACTCGATCGGTGTACAGCTTGGTGGCAGAAGCAAGATTCCTCTTCTTATTCCCTGAGTCTTTCTCTGCCTTGCTTACGGCGGAAAGCTGCCACTTGAGTAGACCGAGGGTGTTGGTGTGTTGACGAAGAACGTCGGTAGCACTGCGGGTGATGTCCTTCGCTCGTCTTTCGTCAGCCGTTACAGACCGAAGGGAAATGCCAACGCTCTTGAGAGACTTAGCAGCAGTAGTAGCAGCCTTTTTCTTCGTTTCGAGGGCAACGGCTGAAGCCTGCAAGGAGTTGACAAGACCAACTTGCTGCCTCTGAAGGGTCGCAGTAGACTTTCTGACAAGATCAAGCTGTCTACCAACACCGCCCGGCAAGGGCTTACCCGTGGCTTGCAAGCCCTTGCGTATGTCCCCGAGACCCTTGATAACGTCAGCACGACCCTTGAGACTGGTCTCGTAGACAGCCCGGAATACTTGCTGAGTGTACCCCTCCGGCATCAGCCTATTCCTCTCGCCTTATTGAGCATGGCGCTTCTACGAATCAGTCCCCAGTCTACGGGAGCGTGTCGAGCAGAGCTTTCTTTCCCTTCACCTTCTCCCTCGAACAAGCGCCGTATCTGAGTGATCTGACTAAGCAGCGTGTCGAACTGAGGGATTGTCAACTTCCCTACCTGGTCCAACGACATGCCGTAGAAGTAGCAGACCAGAGGTATCATGAAGTCGTAGGAGCAGAGTCGTCGCTCCTTGGCGGTGAGCCTGGCGTAGGGTTATCGTTGCTCTCTTCCCCTTCTCCAGCCTCGGAAGTAAGGCCGGAAATCCTGGAGACAACCTGGATCAGATTGGTCATGTCGCTGAAGCTCAACTCCAAGTCGGACATCTTCAGTTCCGGGTGCCTCTTCTTCAAGCTCAGGAAGAGGAGATACTGCTGGCCTTCTTCGGTGCCCATCTCTGCCAACACATCGTCAGAAACCGATTCTCCATCGCTGGTAGGTCCTGCCGAAAGAACGCCGGTCACAACAGCCCCAAACTGCGAGGGCGAAAGTTTTCCACTTCCAGGGGCAGCCATGAAGGTTTCTAATCTCTGCCGCTTGACCCAAGAGCGGAACCTACCGAAGTCGTCAAGTGTCAAAGGAGTGGCGGAGTACTCCTTGCCATTCAGCTTGACGGTGACTGCGTCCGTCCCGAGTATCACGTCGAGACCCTGTGCCATCTGACTACCCTTCCTTTATCGGAGACGAGCAAGAAGAAGAGGGGAGACGCCTCCCCACCTCATCTTACTTCATTTAGCTGATGTCGCCAACGGACAAAGCACCATCACCGACGAAATCCACGGTGAGGGTCTCCAGGCCGTCGATGGTAGCGCCCGGATGAACCGCAGTAATGATGATAGAACCGGAGTACCCGAAGGTGGTCGCAACGTCCACGTAGAACTTGGCCGTCGCAACGTCTGTCCCCGGTAGCAAGCTGGTGGCCGGAACACTGTCTGCCCGGCATTCAAACGAACCGGAGAAGCCCTTCAGCCCCGCCTTGTTCGTCCGCCATCCCTCCTGTGCCTGGCCCACACCGGAGTCATCCCAGTTGGTGTCTTCCAGGGGATCGGCTACAATATCCAACGACCAAGCGTGGCAGTTGGCGTCGTAGTCCGCGACGGTAATGTCTGCATCTTTTCCTGCTACGGTAGCCATGCGTCCTTACCTCCAGTAGAGCACGCTAAGGAGTCGTGCTGGTAGTGGTCGACGTTGTAGTAGACGTTGAGGTTGTCGTTGAGGTTGTCGTTGAAGTAGACGTGGTTGTGCTTGTACTGGTCGTAGTCGACGTGGTGGTCGAGGTGTGCCAGTCTTGGCTCAGGTGGAAGGCTCCCTGGAAGTCCACCGTCACAGTTTGCAGGCCGTCGATCGGAGCAGCCGGGTGCATACCAGTGACCATAGCGATGCCACTCCAGTACGTGCCGGAATCCACGTACAAGTAGAGCCTCGCAGTAGTCCCATCAGGTATCTCACTTGGAGCCGAATCCTGGTAGCACTCGAAGGAGCCAGAGAAACCGGACAGACCGGCTTTGTGTGTCCTCCATCCATCAGCACCAGAACCAGCCTTCTTCCCTTGAGCCCCACCTGAAGACGACGAAGTGTATTCCCAGGCAGTGTCATCGAGGGCATCGGCAACAACGTCCATGCTCCAAGCGTGGGCATGGCTCGTGTACATACCGGCCCAAACAACCTTTGCGTTGTATCCAGCAATCGTAGCCATTTATCAGGTCTCCTCCAGGTAGCACTCGTATTGTACCGAAAGGGTCCACTTGTCGTCAACCCTTTCGATGGGGCCAGAGGTCACTCTGTAGAATCGTATATTGATGTACCCAGTCACCGACATACCGGATTCATCGAAGCACGCTTTGAGTTTCGTGTAGAGGGACATAATCTCGGCAGCGCCCCTGGTGCTACTCACCAGCACGAAGGTTATTAGGTATCGCTCGTAGTCTATCTTGAAGCCCCAAAACGGAATCTCTGTCACCAAGAAGACTATGTATGGGTCAGTACTCTCGGTAGGACCCTCTGACAAATGTAGTCCCCCGGTAGCCACTGCTACCAGATTGGCGTTGTTATCGAAGGTGGTTGCGATGGCTTGTATCAAAGCATCCATCTACAGCCTCACCTTCATCTTGAGAAGAGCACGAGCCGCATTCGGCCACGACGCTCTTATTGGCGCAGCAAGGTATCCGAGCTCTTGGTGAGTGAGCGGAGCTCCCATAGTCCTTACCGCTCTCTCTCGCATGAACTCCAACGTAGGCAGAACGTGTGGCCTTGCCCTACCGCCCTTGAATGCTCCCATCTCCAGGAAGAGCGGGTAGGGCTTTCCCCTTTTGACGGCGGCCGACCACACTTCCCCTACTACGCGATTGGGCATGATGAACACGCGAGAAGTCACACCGGCTTGCAAGGTTCCCTTTTGTCGGCGTGGGGGCTCGCCAGGGGCAGACCGATCGGACGGTGATCCTTGCACACCTACTATCTTGCGCATGAAGGCTTCGCCCTGCTCGGTGACTTGTCTGACATGGCGAATGGCAACGGCTTTCAGGGGCCAGGTAGCCATCGTCAAGTCTCCTGTAGCAAATCAACAGACCAGTACTCGCCTTCTTCACTCTCGACCGGCATACCAAGCACTAACAGGGTAAGCGATCCCCACACTACCCTGTTAGTCGATGTCAAGACAACCTCCCGCGACTTCTTCTTCTGCCAGACCATCCGGTGGGTAGTCTCCACGCCCTCCCTTGAAAGGCGAATGCGCTCGTCTGTCTTCAAGGCCCTGATCCTGCAACGTAGGTGCCTGCCCAATGAAGTCCACGCCTCGACTTCTCCCTTGTAGACATCTTGGGTCAGCGTACGCTCTTGCACATCTACCTTGTGAGTCATCAGGTCACGCATGAGAGGCGCCTCACGTTATGACGAGTGCGTTCAGAATATCATTTACGTCGGTCCCTTTGGCGAAAATCTTGTATAGGTCAGCAGGACCAAAGACAGGAAGCCAAGACGGAGCCTCCGGCACTCGAATCTCCTGTATGGTAGCGTCGTCGCCGATGTTCACCGTCCCTACACTGGCAGCGTCTACCTGCAACAGGATTTGGAAGCAACGCTTTGGTGTAGACGAAATCCTGGTGGCCGTCGTTCCCATCTCCAACTTGATGAACTCCACGCCCATCTTACTAACCTCCTCTGTTATCGCGGCGCTCTGGTAATAGCCTCTGCCGGGTGTGCTTTCTGGTTGTGCTGTGCCGTGTAGACCAGCATTCCAACGAATGCCGAGAGCAAGATCGCCAGTAGAAGTGTCACCCACCATTGAGGCCGGTTGAGTAACCTGGTTCGGATATCATTGACCGCTTCCCACAGCTTATCACCGTTCTCCACCACGCGGGTAATAGCCGAGTCGTGCTCGTTCAGCCTCGCCACTACTGCGCTGTGCTGCTGGCACTTCCCGTTAGAGGTTGGATCGGTGTTCTCTGAACCCATTAGAAGTCCTCCCATCGTGCCCAAAAGTTCAGCCTGTCGAGAAGGCCGGGACTAAGAAGCCCTTCGGTAAACTTCCTGGAGTAAGGCCCCAACTTGTCGGAGACAATGCGTGGGTCATGTCCTGCCTTGTGGTACGCCTCGGCAGCAATGTCCAGGCACAGCCTATCAAAGTCGGCTGGCAAGGTAGTGTATCCGGCTGTGTAGGTAACACGGAAGTTGCGTTTCCCCAAAGACCAAACCGAGCTCACGTATCCAACGAGAGTAGCAGTGCTCTCCACCTTGTAGACAAGACCGTTGTCTCCATCCAACCTGTAGGAGTCCGAGTCTACGTCAGACCAGTCGGACCCATTGTACTCCTGAATCAAGGTTAGAGTAGTAACAGGGAAGTTATTGAGAATGAGCAGTTCTGTTCCAACCCCATCGTAGACCTCCTGGGTATGTACGGTAGAGTCGAAGGTGCGATGGGTCCACTGCTCTACAAAGTCGCTGGTCCTGGTGAGTATCTTGTCCAGCCACCTATTATCAACAATCTCAGTTGCTTGTCTGGCAGCATACCCAAGGGCTGATACAGAAGCCAACACCTGAAGGGCACTGGTGGGAGAGTCGGTGGGAACGTATGCTACAGCTACCCATTGTCGAGGAACAGCCAAAGTAGCAGTAGCTTCGATTGCAGCCAGCATTGTTGCTATGGTACTGTATGAGGAGAAGGACAGCGTGTCGGTACCCGGACTAATCCCGCCCGTCTTAGTCAGGATAATGGCCGAAGAAGTTACCTCTACTGTAGCAGCCGTGCCCGTCGCGTCCTCGTTCCAGATTTCCAACGCGTCCACGACGAAGTCTCGGCTGTCCAGCCGAAGGTGCGCCTTGAACTCCTCAGCCGTGACGAACTGAGCCATCCTTCTCCCCCTTGTATCAAACCGGCTACTCCTTCCTCCTCGTTCTACGGAGTAGTGCTGGTTGTCGTACTGGTGACAGTGCTCGTGCTCGTCGATGTTGAGGTAGAGGTAGAGGTCGAAGTTGAGGTTGATGTCGACGTTGAGGTCGATGTCGACGTTGTGCTGGTACTGGTAGTCGTAGACGTTGAGGTCGATGTGCTCGTGCTGGTAGTGGTAGTCGTCGATGTGCTGGTGGATGTCGTAGTAGACGTTGTGGTACTGGTGGAGGTCGTAGTAATGACCGTCCATGTCCCAGTGCTACAGTAAGAAATCCATTCATCGCCGTCAGACACGATGCAGAAGGTAGCATAGGCTGTGTCGGCAGTGACGCCCAGGCTGGCGCCGTCAATGGTTTCACCACTCGCAGCACTCACAGTCAGGGTGTTACCAGCTACAGAGACCATGAAGAGATAGCCAAGCCCCTTACAAGTAGAGGCTGCTGGCAACGTCACTGTGATGTCACCGCCAGAGATGTCGACGGCAATGAGGAAGCCTGTATGACCGCGTCCCAACGTGGACGCGGAAGAGATTGCCAGGGTAGGTCGTTCCAACCCTCCCTGTGTGTAGTCACTTGAAAGTACCATCGGTCAGCCTCCTCTTAGGTCTTCGTCCATGTTCCCTTCTGGCTGAAAGTCACCCACCGGGTTCCGTTGGAGATCACACAGAGCACGGCGTTGAGAGCCGTAGCAGTATAACCGGCTGTGCTCCCTTCGATATTCTCTCCACTGGCAGGCGCTACAGTCAAGGTGTTCCCCGTCGCTGAGACACGAACCATCATGCCCAACCCTACACACAAAGCAACAGCAGGCAAAGTCACCGTCACATCACCACCAGAGATGTCTACGTTGATGAGACTGCCGGTGTGCCCGCGAGATAGCGTAGTCGAAGAAGACACAGACCAAAGAGGGCGCGTAACCTCGCCTTGCACCGTTGTGGTTTGGAGAACTCCCACTGTCCGCCTCCTTCAAATCGGAGGGGAGGGGCCGCACACCATGTCGCTGGTTGCAACCTGTGCGGCCTGCCCTCCTAAACCTACCCAGTGGATTAGCTCACGGGCTTCCGCTCGGGAACCACACCCACAAGACTGCAACAGTCTCTCGAAGAGCCGTTGGTATGCGAGATGCGGACACCAACGAAGTAGAAGCTGTTGACTGTATCCAACTGCCTCTCGTCCGCCTCTGCAATGGCCTCCACACTCACTGATCCCGAGGCTGTGGACGTAACAGCATCTCCAAGGGCCTTCTTGCCTGCTCCCGCTGCCGATGTGGCTTGGAGCAACTGGACCGTCAGTATCTTCGTGTCGGTCAAGGTCGTAACAACCCCGATACCCACGAACCGGCAGTTCCCCTTGGCAGCAACGAAGGTTCCACTGTCCAAGTTGGTAGCCGAAGCGAGGGCAACCGGACCATTGGCCACGGAGAGACTGAGGATTTCCTTGATTCTCACGTTTGGATTCACGAACATCAGTGCTACCTCCTAAAAGAGGGGGGACTGTGCCCCCCGTATCTTACTGCACACCCTTGAGAATGTGGAAGGCGTCGGGCTGCCTCGGCCCTGCATCCAACCTACGCAGTGCGCGGAACCAGGTCTGGTTCTTCGCGAAGGCATCACTGGTCTCCGAAGAAGCAGCAATGGTCAGGCCCGCTCGCTTCTGAGCAATCAGCAACTCCTTGAAGTCACCGAGCATGATGTAGCTGGAACTGGTGATCGCTCCGACAGTCAGGTTGATCGGGATTTGCGTGGTGTAGAAGCACGGCAGGCCCAAGAGCCTGTCGGGATTCGACTTCGTCACGTCGCCCTGCTGCCAGACCAAGTCACCGATGCCGTTCTTGACCTTCCGAAGGGTGTTCTTGCTTCGGGGGTGCATCAGCCAACCGGAGTAAGTGGCGTTGGCCACCTCGATGGCATACATCACGTCCATCAGGTCGTCGTACGTGATGGCTGCCGTCAGGCTGGTCGAGCTGACACTTGGGTCATTGTAGAGGCCAAGGGGCTCTGTTCCTCCTGAACCCTGAATGATGGCCAGGTCCTCTGCCCTCGCCAGTACGTCGGTCATATCCTCTTTGACCAGCGCATCAGCCGACGGCTGAGAATCCTCCAGAAGCTCGTTGGGGAGCTTACACAGAGCAGCCACGGTCTTCAACCGAAGCTGGATGTCGCCCAACGTGGGCTGACTCTCCGTGATCGAGCTGCTTTCCCCCACCCAGTAAGCCGTAGTGGAAGCAGTCTTCCGGGGGATACTCACCGCGTTGGTCTGCGGCAAGTTCAGGACTCGCGGCCCCATTCCTCGAATCACGGACTTGGCCGCGAGCAGAGGAATAAGTTGCCTCTCGATCTTCGGAGGAACCAGCACGCCACCGCCTGCGCCCGTAAGCTCAGTCATGGCCTTGCTGGCTTCCTCAAATGCCTCCTTCTCCTTCTCGGCGTTGGTCCATATGCCGAAGGAGACGCCCTTGAGATACCGACAAATGGAGAGCTCGTCCTCTCCATCATCGGCACTCTTGTTAGCGGACTCCAGGCCACTCCGACGCCCGCCCCCTTCCATGTACTTGTCCAGGGTGCCATGCAGTTGCTCTTTGAGAAGGTCCCCTAATGTCTTAGCCATTCTATCTCACTCCTTCTTCGAGAACTTCGACGAGGGCTTCCTGAATCTGTGCCATGAGCTCGGAAGCCTTCACGGTCTGCGGTGATTTGGACTTCGAGGCCGGTTCTCCCACGTCTATCTCAACAGCGATGTCATCAAGGGAAGGAGGAGCAGCGTCCTTCTCTTCCTGTCCGATGAAAGCAACGATCTGATCCACGCCAGCACCCAACTTGCCAAGGTGTTCCTTGACCCCCGTCAGAGCAGTGACGAGTTGTTCCTTGCGAGCCAAGGCAGCTTCCTTGTTGCCCTTGTCGGGGTCGTCGTCCTTCTTCGGGGGAGCCATGTCGGCACCACACGCAGGACAAACGGGAACACCGGAGTCAACCTCAACGCCGCACTTGGGACACTTGACTTTCTCTTCGGCCTTCGGGTCCTCTTCCTCTTCTCCGAACTTGGCTGCGTGCGCCATGACACTTAGAGCCGCGACCATCTCTTCCGGTAGGTCGGCTTTCCACTTCATGGCAGTCTCAAGAGCCTTCAGAAGCTCTTCCTTACCAACGGTGGGGTCGGCGACCTTCTCTGCAAGTTCGGCCCCGAGCGGAAACGCTTCCGTAAACTTATTGGCCATCGAACCGTCCTCCTTGATGACGTAGAACTCCTCCCCGATAGAGGGGCGCCTCACGAGACTAAGCACTTTGGGTTTGATACGACGTAGTTTGTTCGCCAATGCAAACTCCCTCATTCAACAGTAATACCATCGTATCTTCCCAACGGCAGGTAGGTCAAGCTGGACTAAGACCCCTCTTACGCAAGACCAAACCCTCCCAAGAAAAGCCACGCACCTCCCCAGTCTCTACGAGTCCCCATGCCCAGTCATCAACTATGCGTAAAGTCATCCACCACGCACCTTTAGGCACATCCCCGCCACCCTTCTTAGTATCCTCTTCAGCTTGAAAACACTCCAACACCCTCGCCTCTATTTCCTTCTCATGCCCAATAGAAAATGTGAGCCCTTCCTCCATAAACTCGTGCATAGCCTGCCGAATAACATCCTCGTCGGCCCAATCATCCTGCGAGTCAGGGTCCTTCGCTTTGTACACCAGGCCACCAACGATGCGCTCCGGGGCACTCTTGATCGCCAGATCAAACTCAAGAGCCGCTTTCTTCTCAGTAAGGGGGAAGTTGGCCACGATCAACTCGGTGCGAGCAGCGTCCTGCCCGGTATCTCCCTGTTGAACAGTCCCCTCAATAGCACGCGACTGCAAGGTGCCAAGATGGAACTTCTTGAAAGCCGCCAGCGTCTTGTCACTCTTGTTGATGGTCAACACAAACTTTCCCTTGATCGCCCCGATAACCTGCACCATCTTGACCATCGGGATTCTCTTGTCCTGGCCCCAAAAACCACTGGACTCACTGTGGCTGTCGATGGCCTCTGGATACGGTGGATCAATGAAGAAGAAGGTCTCCGGCCCATCGTACTTCCGTATGGTCTCCACCCAATCACAGCACGCCAGATCAACGTCAGCCAACCTATCTTTGAAGACCTGCAACCTCTTCCATCCAGCCCATCCCTTGTAGCCCGCCTTGTCGACGAAGTGCGTACGCTTCCCACCCCACGAAGAAGTGACCTCCATCTTGAACTTCCAGAACTTCTCGCCCCTGTTCTTTGGCTTCATCGCTTTGGCGCGATCCCAGTTGGCCTTGGTGATCTCCCAACTCTGGCTCTCCAACCAACGCTTCTCCTCGTCTGTCATCCCCCCAAGTAACTGGTAGGCGTTCATGGTGTCGTCGTCGAGATCAGACAGCACCTCTTTGCCCACCTTCTCCTTGCCCCAGAAGACAGCGGCCGCACCGGCGAAGGGCTCAACGTAGGTCTTGTGCCTCGGGATAAGCCGTATCAACTTGCGGGCCATCAACTTCTTACCAGCCATCGACCCAAACGGAGCGCGTATGCCCTTCTCAGCCATGGTCATTCCAGTAATCACAGGCTCAAGCTCGGTGCCGCATCGGTCGCACCGATCCCGCTTCTCCACGATGGAGAAAAGCTGCTCACACAAAGAACACGATAGGAAGTCCGCGTTCTTCATTGCTTCTTCGTCGGCCTTCTCAACGGCAGGCTCAAACAGGATGCACTTGTATCTCTTGGCGTGCTCTCGCGCCTCTTCCTCCGTCCAACTTCCCACAGGATAGCGATACGCCTGCTCAACAAGATTGGTCTCTCCGCGTGGCCTTCCCATTATGACGTGGAAGACCTTCTTCTCACTTGCAGACTTGCGAGGCACACGCCGAAAGCTATCGCGTTGGAAGAGAGAAGGCTCCCGAAGCCTGCCAGCGTGCTCGTTTGGGTAGGGCTTGCCAGCAGCCTCCAACCCCCGATTCCCAACTCCTGGTCTCTCAGCCCGTCTCATTTCTCCCCCACACTTGGGACAGCGAGTTTCCATGCAGTGCTCATCACTATCTGCGGTGTACCCACAGTCAAGACATTCACAGGCATAGCTTTCCGCTGCCATCTTGCTCTCCACTTCGTTCTTCGCAGGTTCCCCGACCTTATTATACCCCTCCGCTCCGCTTCGGGGTCACAACGGCCGTGGTCCCCGCTCATCACTCTTTGGCTATTCAGGCTCTGGAGTCATCGGCGTCGGGTCCGGCTCTTCGGGTTCCGGTGCTACCTCCTGGCCGATCTTCTGACGACGCTCTCCGGTGTAGTGTTCGTCTCCCTCGTCGTAGGTGTGGCCCAACCCTGTCAGCTTGATGATCTCGTTGGGAGTCAAGCCGCCTGTGTCGTATTGGTTGGTGAGAACATCTACGAAGGCACCCATGTCGATGAAGCCTATCGTCCTCTTATCGAACTGGAATCTGGGCCGTCTACTCGGTTTGCTTGCCCTCTCTTTACTTGTCCAGAAGGCTGGCATCAGATGGCGGTTGATTGCTCCCTCCAGCTTGATGAGCTTCGGGACCAGCGTAATCAGATTGAAGGCCCTAAGCTGCAACTCGTAGTTGGCATAGCGTGCGTACTCGACAAGGCCCACCAGTACAGGAGGCACTCCACAGACGCCGAGCTTCTCCTCCCTCAAGAACTTGTACAGTTCGAGCATCCCCGATTCTTTGGGCTGGTGCGAGTAAACCTTGTAGCCGAGCCCAGTAGGAAGCACAGGCGTTTTGTCTTCCTTCTCGTCATACCGGCTGGACCAAGAAGCGCCAAGCCTCTTCTGCTCTGGCCCGCCTATACGCTGTGCCGTCTCCAACGCGCCCTCACCAATCCCGTAGCGACGGAAGAATCGCTTGATCCATCGCGACGCATAGTTCCCCGCAATGACGGTGTTCTCCAACGGCTTGAAGCTGGAGTGTCCGCGCCAATCGTCGGTCGGATTGAAATACCGGATAGGCACGATCGCGTCTGGATCAAACTCGATGGGCGCCGCACCACCAATAGAGTACTTGTAGCTGCCTATGGCGGTGGCGTCCTCCCTCGTTTGCAGTTCTACACGGTCGGGGCGTAGGTTGTGAAGCTCGACTGGTCTGAGGCACAGCTTTCCTGGAAAGACCTTCTCCCAAAAGGCTTCCCCGGTCAGCTCCAGGTAAGTGAACGTGGACTCAAGGAAGTCGAAGGCACTCTGATTCTCATTGGGGGCATTCAGCAAATCGAGGAGCGGGTGCTCGTCCGTCAGGTCGTCTCCTATTTTGACTTGCATGGGAGCTTTCGCGGCGACGTTCGCGATCATCCAGACTGCGGAATACAACCACGGATCAATACTGTAGAGCTTCAGGTAGTCCGCAGCTTTGTTAGGGGGTGGTATGGCCGACCCGCCGAACATACTCCGAATCATGAGAGGCAGCACTGCCGATGCCTTCGTGGCCCACTCGTACGCCGACTTGATTACGTTGGCCATGATCCCTTTGCCTCACACAAAGAAGATTTCTACGTCTGAAGAGTCCTCAAGGCCCATCACCATGTAGCGAAGAGCGTCAAGTAAGTGATGGGGGGTCTTGTCCGACGGCTTGTCTTTTCCTTGCTCGAACACGTAGAAGTCCGCCTCGGAGATCAGATTCGGAAAGAGTTCCTCCGGTATGTCGAGCCTGAGGTCCATGATGTATTCGTTGACCTTCATTATACCTGGGCGCACGTCGTTCGTGCCAGGCCGCACGTCAATACCCAGGTCCGATAACTCCTCGATCTCGCGACGAGCAGCCGGGTCACAGTAGTAACGGCTGGAGCGATCCAGGTGCATCGCAATCTCTCTGAGAACCTTCTGAGACTGGTAGAGCTCTCGCCTCAAGTGCAAGACGCTGTCGCCTCCGTAGACTGAGGTGATGCACGCAAACTTGTCTGACCAGCCTGGGTCAATCCCGCCAATAACGTCGTCTTCCCTCTTGGTTGCGTAGGTGAACTGGGGAGCCACGCACGTTCTGAAGAATGGGTAGACGAGCCCGGAGAGTTGCTCGAAGGTCCCCATGTAACGCATTCGGAACTCGCTCTCCGTAAGCTGCGTCTTCATCCTCTCGAACTCGGCCGTGTGGTAGTGGGGGTTCAAGATAGAGGGGAACTGGACAGCGAAGAACTCGTCGGCCGTTGAGCTCTGCGTCTTGGTAGCGCCACCGCCGATGGGGATGGTATGCACTTCCGCCTGCTTGTAGTACTCGTGGAAGAGCCAGTTCATCCCGTATGGAGTCGTCGTCACTAAGCAACGACCCTGCTTCAGGCCGAGACGTGCCTGGATGACAACCCAGGTCCACCTTACCATCTGGCCGGCTTCGTCTAACCAGGCCCCCCGTATCTGTCCACCCTCAAGCGTGTTCGGATTGTTGGCTGAGCAGAAGTAGACGTTGCCACCACAGGGCAACTCGTAGACGCCCTTGACCTCTTTGAACGTGCCTTCGAGTTGGGTACCGGAGAAGAACTTGAGGAAGTCGCGGCGGGTTGTTCGACGAAGCATGGAGTGCGTGGGAGCGACCACCATCCAGTCATCGCCTGGATACTTGCTGATCTCGTTGTAGAGCCAGATGGGGCCAAAGAAAGTCTTGCCCCCGCCTGTTCCAGCTATGAGAGCAACAAAGCGGGCGTCCGTGTTGAGAGCGACGGACTGCCCCTCGTTCAGTTCAACTGTCTTCTCCGGCATCGCGTAGCTCCAGCCTTACTATGGAAGGGGCTTTCTTCTTCTCGTCGTCCACACCGATTCCAGCCAACTCGCTCATTGCCGCACTGAGGGAGTCTTCCCGCCGCTTCGTCTTGCGAGGCTTCCCCTTCCCCAGGCGCTTGCGCACATACTTGGTCGCCAGCCTCAACAGCTTCTCAGCCGCCCATAGTAGCGCCGCCTCTTTCATAGCCCACCTCCCGCATGTCTAAGCCCCGTCTCTCGGAGCAGGGTGGTCGTGTTGCTCTGGTTGTCTGAGCGTATGCGCGGCGCGATGCTCACCTGCACCGACCAGTAGGGCATGGCGCATCCAGAACAGAGCAACACCAGCGCCGCCACGAGCAGCACGAAAAACACCATCGCCGGGCCTATCCAGCCGCGCGGCATACTCATCTTCATTGCTCGCCCTCCATCGCCAGGTTGTGGATTAGCGGAGACACTCGGCACCGGTTGCGGCCACGACTCCACCGGCTCAAGGGGAAGGCACCTACGGTGCATCGGCGGCACGATGAGTTGCCACATCTCCAGGCCCATCACTTCCCCTTTCACTCGTCCCAAAGCCACTGTTCCTTGATGGCTTTCTGGTAGCCGTGGTCGATCCTTGCTTGAATGTCTTCCTTCTTGAAGGAGAGGCACCCGCCCTTGAAGAGGTCGGTATCGTCGGGGCACATGATCTTCACCCTGACCTTCTTCTTGTGGGTAGCTTCTGCATAACCTGCGCCACCCGGACCGGAGATACGGTTGTTGGCAGCGATGATTCTTCGCACGTCTCCGATGAGAACGGCGTTGCAGAAGGCAGAGATTGTTTCTTGCCCTATGTCGAAGACGGAGGCTTTGGTCCAGTCCTTGTTGTCCGGTGGATAGACAGGTGGGCAGGGAAGTCCGTCGGACCCTATGGAGATGGGGCTGGCAGACAGGATGACGACCTCGTCCGGGTCGTTATCGAAGGCATGACGTGTGGGGGCGATGTCTGCGACGCCGCCGTCCACCAGGTAGAAGGTCCTTTCCACCTTCACTGGTCCGTCGGTGCCCGGTTCCTCCAAGTAGATGGTGGCAGTCTCCTTTACTGGGGGGGCTGCTACTGGGATGGAGACAGTGCCTTGAACCTTGCGCAGGAAGGAGCCTTGATAGCGAGTGCCCGTGTTCCACTCGATGTAACGCTTGCGGGATAAGTCGAAGGTGCCGACAGCACACATGCGACCGCTCTTTGCGAGGGCTTCCTCGTCTATGTGGTCCTTGAGCAGCTTTTCGAGAGGCCCGAAGTCGTAGAGGGAGTTGGCTCGCATGTGAAGGATATTGGGAAGGACAAAGCGGAGAGGTCCTCCGCGCCACCACTGAGTTCTCCTCTTGTAGATTTTCGAGGAGTTGCCAGCGAAAGTAAGCCATAGACCGACAAGAGCAGAAGCCTGCTGCTGGATGTTGTGCAGGCTCTCTTCGAGAGAACTGCCGCGTGAGGCTTGTGCCAGATTGGCGACGTTGATCCCGCCACCACTGACACCTATAGCTCCATCGAAATCGTATTCGAGGACTCGGGTCAGGCCAAGCAGTGCGCCAGCTTGAACCGCACAGAACGCCCCACCACCGCTAAGAATCACGTTTCTTACCAGCATCTCTGTCCCCCCATGCGAAGAGAGAGCTCCCCCCGACCCGCGTCGTGATAGTGACTACAGGCCGGGGGGAAGCACGCATTTCAACGAACGGCAAGGGCTTTCTTCATTTTGACAACTCCTCTACTTTGAGTTGGAGCGCCCGGACAGTAGCAGCCAACTGCTCGATGAGCTGAACCTGCTGCTGTGCAACGGCGTTGGCCCCTCCAAGAGAAGCCGGACCGGCTCCCATCTTACCAGGTATGCCGGGCCAGTTGCAAAGCCGCATGGTCATACCGTCGTTGGCGATGAGGGGTCCGGCGCACGCCCAACAGAGAGAGGGATGGCCACACTCTTCTCGGTGAACGGGGAGTCCTGGAAGCAAGGGAATCTTGCCTACCATTGGGGTGCGGCCGATGCCCGAGAGCTTGACTTCGAGAAGACGCTGGTTGTGATCTTCGGCCTTCACCCCGGCAATGCGGATGTCGAGGATTGCCATGTTTGGTTTGAGACCGAGTAGGAGGGCGAGTGCCGACTCGGAGAACTGAATGACGCACTGCGGAGGCTCCTCGGCGGGAACTTCAGGCGCCTGTCTATCTGATCCTTCTGCTTGGCCCGGCGGGAAAGGAACAGGGTTACCGTCGGGGCCGATTGGAAACGGGATGAGCTTGTTTAGCTCGGGAGGGACCCGACTTGCCAAATCTTCTTCTTGTTTGGGCAGGACGGGCATGGAACGCTTTGCTATCTCGCCTGCTTCCTCGGGAGAGAGAAGCTCAACGTCGGAACGCTCGCTCGCTTCTTCTTCACGCTTGTCCTTGTCCATCTTCTTGTGCTTCCTCTGAGGGGAGTTGGGCGGAATCTGAGTCTGAATCGGACTGGATGTTGACCTGGGTAGGTCCTTGGGTCAGAATCTTGACTGAGACTTTTTGGTCAGTAGGCGCTCCTCCTAACTCTTCATATCGGCGGAGTAAAGGTTCAAAGACGAGAAGGAACTTGGTTGGGTCCTTGTCGAAGGCTTCCTGGAGCTTTTCTTGAAGGACCGCAAGGTTTCCTTCATCTGCGAGTATTGCGGAGATTTGCTCCTTGGCTTTGCGTAGCCCGAAGGCGAGTGGATGAATCTCCGGCCTTTGGAAGACGGGAGTTGGGGGGCTGCCTCCGAGTAGTTTGCCGGTCTCCGGGTCTTGATAGGCTGGATCAGGGACCAGGCTAAGTTTTTGCTCGTCCTTTAGCGGTAGGTCGTGGACTGCTTCCTCCATCAGCTTTCGGACCTGCTCCTTTGGGTCCACCGGGTTTGCTTGCGCTGAGTCCGTTGGGCTCGTTGGGCTCGGCTGGTCTGACTTTTGGGATGGCATTGCTCGCGTTCTCTTTCTTCCAATAGCCAAGTAAGAGGATAGCACAGAACTGGGGGCCTTGTCTATCACAGAAGTGGAAGGGGACACCGTATTGATCGCAGAGCGAGATCAACCGTTTGAGAGCATCAATGCCGGAGAGGTTGGGATGTAGTGGGTGGCCGTAGACGAGTGCTGTGGCCGTGCTTTCGATCAGGAGAGCCCCATACTTCAGCTTGCCGAGAGCACTCAGTTGCTTGCGTAGGTGTTTCAACTTGGTGGTGAGACAGGTGTAGAGGTCCTGGAAGGACTTACGCTCGATGGACATGACGGACTCGTAGCCACGGAGCGAGTAGTCGCCTACCTTGAGGGCTTCGTGGATTGCTAAAGGCATGTCCCACGGCCTCTGTTCCCGCGTGTCAACGATGAACTGGAATGGCGGGTCAGGTGCCAGTATGTGAGCGATCTCATCTTCAGTCATGGTTTGGGAAACTCCGCTACTTCAAGGCGTTCTCCACTTACTACGTGCTTGAGTATAGCGAGACGCTGCGTTGCCCACAAGCAGAACCACGCCATCGCCTCTTGCTCGCCTTGGGTCCAGGTCCATTCGTGTTGGCTTAGGGTGATACGGGCAGCAGCTTCGACAGCCACCTCTCGCACGGTCTGTCGGACTGTTACGCGAGTGGTGGGATGGAAGAGTCCTATCTTCATGGCTGGCCTTT